CGCCGCTTTATAGCGGTTCTAACCATAGGCTTTACAGCCAGGTTTTCACAGTACCTAACTGTGGCATTGTGGTTTAGACCACAAAGCAGCGCCCGGACCGTTAGAGTACCGGCCGCAGTGGGTTTAAAGACCCACCCGGAGCTCCCCGGTTAGTGAGCAGTCCCTCAGCTTGTTGACACAAACTTGCTGACACTTGGTCCTTCCATGGATCTTTCGCCTCTTTGTGAGGCAGCTGGGCCTTTAGAGCCCAGCCACTACCCTACCCATGCACACAACGAAGTGGTTGATCAACTGAATAAAGTTGTTCTAGACACCCTTCAGGATTTCATTGATGATCCCGTTGTCGTGCCCTTCCAGGTTAACATCAACTTTCAAAAAGCTTTCGCCAGGTCAACCGGCAAGCTTATAATCCAGGAAGGTGGTAACACCCACAGTAAGGTTGCTGGCAATGCCCCAGCCGCAGCCCATGTGCCCGCCAACGGCCATGCATACACACATGCACTCTCCATTCTCGCAGAGCGGGAATTCGAGAACTTGCGCCAGCGCGAAGGCACACTCGAGGTTGGTCCCGCCTTGACCAATCTCCCTCAGGGGCCTAGTGACTCTTTGATGGCCGGCCGTACACAAGCCCGCTATATCAAAGCCCACAACGCAGCCTCCCAGACGGAGCTGCTGTCCCACTTCTTCAACCATAGCAGTGGGGCCCAGGCCAGCAACCAGCCTGCGCATTACATTTATGCGAATATGGTTGCCCATGACCTTTCATACATCAAGGTCTATGACATCTTCAGAAGACACAGCGCCATCCGTGGTCGCTTCAGTTTGTTCCTCCCCACCCCCTTGATTGTGGGAGCGAACTTCACTGATGCCAACACGGGTTGCAGCTATGAGTTTGACAAAATAGGGAACAAGGTCCACATGCACCTCCCGGATTTGTCTTTCTCTTATACTCATGATTATGACACTTGGGTCAGTTGGCTCACCGAGCCACTCTACAACGGCCCTGAATTCAGCCTCTCGTTTGAGATTGTTCGCAACTATGGCCCCGTCGCCATCGTTGAGGTGCATCGCGTCACCACAGCGGACACTCTCATCCGAAGCTTTGTGCCTTATAAGCGCGATGTCGTTCGAATCCCAGACATCGCCGCCCTGTTGCCCATCATCAAACGTACAGCGGGCTTGGCGCCTTTTGACATCAACACAGCTGCTGGCCTTCTCAACAGGGTCCGCAAGCTCAGGTACTACGAACTGCCCACCGAAATCTACAATAGGTGTGGTCAGTTCCTCAGCAACCGTGCAGACAAAGACATGTCTCGCCAAACTGCAGGATCCTACGTGAGCGCATCAACGTTCACCATCACCGTAGGCCAGCACATGATTAATCGGGGCATCTCAATT